GGCCATCAGGCGCAAGGTTGGTGGTAACACGACCGTGGTTCGTGAACAATTGAAGAAACTGAACCGTAAGGTGTCGAAAGCCTCCAAGAAAACCGCGAAGAAGCTCAGAGCTAAGAAGGCTCAGCCACAAACTGCGCCAACGACGAAAAAGCGTGTCGTGAAATATAACATTTTGGGCGCGTCCAAGCTTTTGAGAATTCCGGTCAAAGACAAAACCACGGCTCAGCTCCGAAAGGAAATCATGGCCAAGGTTCGCGAGCAACAAATCCGTAACTTCAAGAAGAAGTACGGTCGCAAGTCCATCGGTGAGCTCGATAAGAAGACCCTCGTGAGAAAGTTGGACAACATCAAGTACCTCCCGCGTCTCCGTGTGGCCAAGAAGGCTCCGGTCAAGAAGGCGCGCAAGGTTGCGACCAACCTCACGGTTCCCAACAAGAAGGTGCGCAAGGTTCGTTCCAACAAGGGCGTCAAGCGTGGTCCGCGAGGCTCCAAAGCGACCAACATCAACAATGTTCCGCTGAGCAAGCTGATCGAGACCATCAACGCCGAAGCTCCCAAGAAGGCTCGCAAGGTTCGTTCCAACAAGGGCGTCAAGCGTGGTCCGCGAGGCTCCAAAGCGACCAACATCAACAACGTTCCGCTGAGCAATCTGATCGAGACCATCAACGCCGAAGCTCCCAAGAAGGCTCGCAAGGTTCGTTCCAACAAGGGCGTCAAGCGCGGTCCGCGGGGATCCAAGAAGAATAACAATAACATTCCTGTGAACAAGCTTATCAAAACTATCAACGAAAGTCCCAAGAAGCCGACCCACATTCGCTTCACGAATAGCGTTAATAACATGAAATTCCTCAACTCGGCGCAGAAGAATCGTGTGAAGAACAATCTGAAGAATGCCACGAATGCACAAGAAAAGAATCGTATTTTGGCAAACGCCAAAAAACTTAACAGCCGGGAGGGAAAGAAACCGGTGAACTCCAACTCCAACTCCAACTCCAACAATAACTCGAATAACTTTTACATCGATGGTTTCAATAGCATGGAGAATGCAATCAACAATTCCATGGCAACTTTGAATTGGAACAAGGCGTTTGCGTCCATGCGCACTGGCAAAATGTCGCAACAAGAACTAAATCAAATGCATAAAAACGTGGCAAATGCGCAACGTCGACGCTTCGGTTCGGTAATCTCGAGATATAACAACTCAAAACCAGACCCCCTGAGTAATGCGGAATTCGAAAGACGTTCCCGGAAGTCCAAGTTCAAGAAGAACTAATCACTCCCCGGCAACCCAACTAAAACTGTGACGCAGAGGTACTTTTTTCATAAGATTGTAAATGTACGAGAACATTTGTTTCTTATAAAAAGAGTATTTATTATTTAGTTTCCATACATGACAGAGGCTAAGCCTGAACTCACCTTGAGGACGTTCCAGTTGACTGCGTACACCCGGTGCATGTTGTTACCACCGGAGGGAGACGTGACGTTCAATTTGATGGTATCGATGCGAGACGCGTTGATCGAACCGGACGGTTGCGCGGAGTTCAACTTGGCGGCGAACGACCAGGTGTAGACCGGGACGTTGTCGAGCTCGCCCTCCGGAAGGACACTGCAGTGCATGAGGGGGGTGATGGTGTGGTGATACACGTTGGACATATTCTCCGAGTGAGCGACGCCGTTCACGTAGAGGGTGGCCTTGTCGAAGGAGTACTCGTCAGCCCAGTTGGAATCGGAGGATTTCGCGTTGATGAGGTGGAACGCGCGGCACGGATGGTTAAAGTAGGTGAGGTCGAATTCCGTGTCAGTATTAGACGCGATTTGGTGCTGGGTCTGGGTGATGAGGAGTTGGTGTTCATTCTTCACGAAAAAGTCTCTCTCCGGAGTGTCCAAGAAAATGAACTGGCCGTACACGCGCGGGGTGGCGGACGGCGTGAAATTATCTCTGCACTTGATTTTAATCTCGACCGAGTGGTACTGCATGGCGACGAGTGGGAGGCATCGCGTGAAATCACCGTTACCGAAGAAGAACGGAATAAAGTAGTGGTCGGCTGAGCCGGCGGTGGTACCGTTCGCGTTCCCCTTCACGGCGGACGTCGTGACAGCACCCGAGGCGAGGGCTTGATCGGTGTTGTAGAGAACGTTGTGCACGCCCTGGATGAAGAGGGTGTCCAACACGCACACCTGTTGACCTCCGATCCAGAGGGAAAACTCGGTCGGGTTCGCGGCCGTGGAACCGTGCAAACCGGTGGCGCTCGGGGAGCCCACGGTATCGGCCGTCGCGATGCCCGGCGCCTCGATCCACACGTACGACAACAAATCGCCCTTCGACGTGATCGGGATCGTAATCTCGTTGTTGGCGGCGAACGTGCCGATGTAGTCGATGCGTTCCGGCTTCATGGAGAAGGGAGAATATCGCTTGTAGTTTTGTCTCCAGAAGGAGATTTCGGGCTGACCCGTGAGGTGGGTATCAGCCACGCCTCTGCTGACAAGTTCAACCAAAGCGCCACTCATGATTATTATAGTACACACATAAAAAATTTAGACTATAATTTTCCAAAGATGATTGAATTTCAAGCCCTGAGTTGGGAAGCGAGGGATGATGAAGACGGGTTTGGGTACCTCGTCTCCATCATCGGTAAAACCAGCGACGGCCGGTCGGTCTGTGTGACGACGAATTTTTCGCCGTACTTTTTCATTCGTCTTCCTGATAACTCCACGTCCTCGAGGATGGAGATATTGGCGTTGCTGGAGAAAAAGTACCCGGAGTGCGTCACCGGACACGAGATGACCGTTGGGAAATGCATGTGGGGTTTTCAAAATAACGAGGAGAGGAGATTCCTTAAGTTGGTTTTCAGAAATTTGGAAGCGAAAAAGAGGGTCGATTACTTTTTCAGACGTCCGGTGTATTTGGGTCGAGGTCCGACCATGTTTAAGGTGTACGAGGCCAATCTCGATCCGGTGTTGCGTTTCATGCACGACACCGGAATCAAGTCCACTGGGTGGGTGCGCACCGGAGACAAGTGCGTGCGCGCCCACAAGGCGGACGTCGACGTCGACCTGTGGTGCAACGACTGGAAGACCCTCACCCCGGTGGACAAGGATGAGATTGCACCCTTCGTGGTGGCGAGCGTCGATATCGAGTGTAATTCGAGCACTGGCAAGTTCCCGTCGCCGAGGGTACCCGGGGACGCGTGCTTTCAGATCGCGGTCACCCTGTGTCACCTGGGGAGCGACGAGCCGTATAAGAAGACGTGCCTGTGCTACAAGGAGACGGCACCGGATCCCGACTCTGGGGAAATTGTGAGTTACGACACGGAGAAGGATCTCCTGGAGGCGTTCACCCAATACGTCCAAGACAATAACATCGATATCCTCACGGGGTGGAATATCTTTGGCTTCGATCTTCAGTATCTCTACCGGAGAGCGGTGATGTTGCAGGCTAGGAAGTTCTTTTACCTCGGTCGTCTCCGGGGTCAGCAATCTGAGTTGCAGGAAAAAATATTGTCTTCGAGTGCCCTCGGTGACAACGTGCTGTTGCTCTTGCCCATGAGTGGACGATTTGTGTTCGATCTTTTCGCTGAGGTGAAAAAGGGATACAAATTGGACAGTTACAGCCTGAACTCGGTGAGTAGACTGTTCCTGGGTGACGAGAAGATTGACATGACACCGCACGAAATGTTCAGACGTTACCGGGAAGGCACGCCACACGAGTTGATGGAGGTGGCACAGTACTGCATCAAGGATACCCTCCTGCCACACCGGTTGATGAAGCGTCTGTGCACCCTCCTGAACCTCCTGGAGATGGCTTCCGCGACGTGGGTGCCCATGGATTTCCTGGTCACCCGAGGACAACAGATTAAAGTTTTTTCACAACTCACCAAGAAGGCCAAGGAGTTGGGTTTCAAAGTTCCCACAATTTATAAAGATTACAAAACTGAAAAGACATATTTCGGAAAGGAACAAATAATCATTCCTGAAAATTACGTGGGGGCGACGGTGTTGGAGGCACAGACCGGTGCCTACTACAGCCCCATCACAGCCCTCGACTTTGCTTCCCTGTACCCATCCATCATGACGGCGCATAATCTGTGTTATAGCACCCTGGTGAAGGATCCGGTGTACGCCAACATACCCGGTGTGGAATACGAGGAGTTCGACGTGGGTGGGGTCACGTGCCGGTTCGCCCAAAACGTGCCGAGCATCCTCCCCGAAATCCTAAACGAGTTGAAGGCTTTCCGGAAAAATGCCAAGAAGGACATGGCCCTCGCCACCGGTTTCATGAAGAAAATTTACGATGGTCGACAGTTGGCCTACAAGGTGAGTATGAACTCAATGTATGGTTTCACCGGGGTGAAATCAGGAATTCTCCCGTGTTGTGAGATCGCCGCGACCACCACGGCCAAGGGTAGAAGTATGATCGACGAGACCAAGCAATACGTCGAGAAACACTTTCCGGGAGCAAAGGTGAGGTATGGGGATTCCGTGACACCGGATTCAGCTCTCTTAATAAGAGACAGGAATGGTGTCATAAAGACCACTCGAATCGATGCACTCGTATCCAGCTACGAATCCAGGTCTGATGGCAAAGAATTCTCCGATGTTCAAGGAATCGAAGTGTGGAGTGATACTGGTTTTACCGAAATAAAACAAGTTATTCGACATAAAACGGAAAAGAAGATATTCAGAGTTTTGACTCACACAGGGGTCGCCGATGTCACTGAAGACCACAGCTTATTGTCAGTTGACAAACGCGAGATGAAACCGGGTGACGTCGCCGTGGGTGTTGAACTTCTTCATCACGATTGTGGACGTGCATTTGAATGCGACATTCAGACTCACATCACAAATGCAGAAGCAAAGGTCATGGGTTTCTTCTTGGGTGATGGGTCATGTGGCCATTACGGTCAAAAATATTCATGGGCACTAAATAATTCAAACACAACAATTCTCACTACGATGCAAGAGTTGTGTCCATTCGAGACAAAAATATTGGATACGTTGCAGTCCAGTGGTGTGTATAAGTTGGTACCAACCGGAAACATAAAAGATGTGACTTTGCGGTATCGTGCACTGTTTTACAACGCACACAAGGAAAAGATAGTGCCTCCGTGTATACTGAATGCACCTCTTGACATCGTCAAGTCATTCTGGGATGGGTATTATTTATCGGATGGTGACAATGACCGAACGCAGACCATCACGCGTTTCGATATGAAAGGCAAGGAGGGAAGTTTGGGTTTATGCTTTCTTGCTCGACGACTTGGTTACAACGTCTCACTAAACTGTCGAGATGATAAAGAACAAATATTCAGACAGACCTGCACAAATGGAAAACAACGACGCAATCCACTGGCCATAAAAAAAATTGAGCAACTTGGAAACACATCCGATTACGTGTACGACTTGACGACAGAGTCCCATCATTTTCACGTAGGTCCGGGTCACATGGTTGTTCATAACACGGACTCAGTCATGGTTGAGTTTGATTGCGAGGGCCGAACCGGTATGGACGCCGTGGAGTACAGTTGGCAGTTGGGTGAGAAGGCCGCCGAGGAGTGCACCTCTCTCTTCAAAAAACCTAACGATTTAGAGCTGGAAAAAGTCTTTTATCCATTTATCCTCTACAGTAAGAAGAGATACGCGGCCAAACTGTGGACCAAGGGAAAGGATGGTGAGATGCACATGGATTACGTGGACGTGAAGGGGTTGAGTCTCGTCCGGAGAGATAACACCCCCCACGTCCGGGAGGTGTGCAAGGAACTCCTGAACATTATCCTAGAGAGTAACGACGCAAAGCCGGCCGTGGAGTTGGCGAGGGAGAGGGCCCTCGAACTCCTCACCGGAGACGTCCCACACGAGAAATTGATCCTCTCACAGTCTCTGTCGGACACGTACAAGGTGAAGGGCAAACCGGTGAGCATCACGGAAACCGATGAGCACGGTCGATACCTGAGTGCTGACATTAGCATGGCGCACGTGCAGGTGATGCACAAGATGCGAGAGAGAAAACCCGGTTCGGAGCCGAGGAGTGGCGATCGGGTGCCTTTCCTGCTCACGAAGACCGAGGCCGGTCACCGGGCGAAGGCTTTCGAGAAGAGCGAGGATCCCAAATATGTCTTGGAACACGACATTCCAGTTGACTATCACTATTACTATCTGAACAAGTTTCTCACACCGGTGTCTGACCTCCTGGAGCCCCTGGTTCAGGGTGCGAAACAGGAAATCTTCGGTGAGATTACGAACCGGTACAAACCCCCGAGGGCGAAGCCCAAAAAGAAGACCGCGACCACCATCGAATCGTTATTTAAAAACTATGACCCCAAGAAAACTAAGGCGAAAGATGGAACAGAACATTCCGAAAAAATTGATTGATTGTTTCGAGGAGAGTGTTCAAAATTCAGTGAATGACGCGTGTCGAGAATTCGCCGACCGGGTGTGTCGCACGTACAACCTCAATAAGATGGACGTGATGGCGTTGATCCCCGACGTGCGCACCGGTTCGGGGGGAACGAAATGTCGGGGGGTGAAGAAGGACGGGGCGTGTTGCACGCGTGAGGGGCCATACGAGGGATACTGCAAACTCCACCTGTACCAGAAGAAGGCCACGGTGCCCACACCGGTTCCCAGGGTGCATTCGAACCTCCACACCCACGATCCCTCCGTGGGGTTTGTGTGTGGATGTCCGGAGTGCGATAAGATGATGGACTCGGGGTTTAAAGATTTAGACGACATGATAGGGTAATGACTACAAAATCGGAATTGCTTTTCGCTTCTATCAACGACTTTTACAGTGACCCCACCCATCGGGAGACGCTGATAAACGTCCTCAACAAGAAGAACGGTTCCCCGTCCCTCCGTAGCATCGAGTGGTTCATCACCAACTACGCGAAGAAGAATCTGACAAACTACCCGAAGGATGGGAAGATCTTCACCGTGCACTGCGCGTACAAGAGCACCCTGAACGGTTTCAGTAAACGTTTCTTCGATCCTTTCTGTCGTTCCTCAAAGATTTCCTACCGGATACCGGGCACGGACGTGGAGATTCAGACGACCCTCGCGCAGTTAAATTTCATAAGGTGGGTCATCCGGAGTGGCATCCTCACCTACATGGAAAACAATCGTCTGATCCTCTTCAACAAGTGAGGTGGAATCTTTCTCCGAATCTTATCTGCGAAGGTGACATTTTTCCTCGCGATGCCTATGGATGGTTCCGCGAGGGCGAGTACCGTCAGGGCTTCGTGTTCCGTGAGGGGTGCCTCCGGATCGGCCTTGACTTCTGAGATGGTTTCCGGGTGGATGGCCAACTTTCCATCTTCTATTTTGAAAACGGTATATCCGGTGTAATACATGTGTAGCGAGTACGTCTCCGTGAGTCCCGACTCGAGAGTACACTCCAGGGTGGTTTTATTCCCCGTGAGTGTCGAAAAATCCAAGCTCCCCGATGGTTCCACGACGAGTGGGTTCATCGAGAAGCTCATAGTGTAAATGTTCCTCACCGGACGCGCCAATTTCTTTTGGAAGGGCACGAGGTATTTGAAAAAGTTGTGGTCTGTGGTGGTAGTGTTCGGGAACCGGTTACCTTTCACGTAAAATTTGGCATCCTTCATGACTGGCACGAAGAAGGTGTTGAGTTCGTCGAAATCGTCCGCCCTCGAAAAGTTGTACCGGTTGTGGCAGAAGAATTTCCCTTCGTCCGTCTCCCCGGCAGCTTTGATGACATTTTCTTGTTCGAACCTTTTGTCCCGGAAGAACCAGTGGATGGCCTTGACTGGAATGTTCGGGACGAGTTGTTGGGTCAGTGTGGTGTCACCGGGTACCGTGTCTGTCACCGGATGTTGGGTGACGATGTCCGTGACAAAGGTTTGTGGAACTTTTTGTAGGTACAACCTCTCCTCCCTGGTCACGGTGATTTCCTCGGTGATAATGTTAAACTCCGTGAGGGACAACACTTGTGAGTCGGCGTCACAGAAATATTGTTGTGGGAAGAATTCAAATTCAAAGATTATTTTTTGTTTGTGACACGCACAGAGGGGAAAGTATGGTCTATTGGGATTGTTCCCGGAGTACTCGTCCGTGGCATATTTCCGACTGAAGAACATGTTGATGGGTATGAGGATTTCGGACTCGTATGCGCTCACGACGTCGTTCTCGTTGAGTTCCGTGGAATCGAAGGCCAAGCTCCGATTGACCATGAACCGGTTGGCGACTTTTTCACTCATCTCCAGGTACAATTCATCGTTGATGATACCCCAATCGGCGTGGTATTTCTCCAAAATATTTTCATCAATTCTCATGGTGACCGACTTTACGATGTGTCTCCCGATTTGGTCTGTGTAATTCTTTCCACCGGTGAGACCGGGGAGGGTGATGGACACCCACATGTTCGACAGGAGGTCACCCCTGTCTTGTGGTCTGAACTCCACCTTGAGAGTCTCCCCGAACGGCCACGTGACCTTCCCCCCGGGATTCTTCACGGGTGTGCTCCGGTGATACTTTGAGAACTGAGAGTGTCTCTTACTTTCGTAGAAAAATTCACCGTCTTCCGGTTTCTTCGACAGGAGGTGGGGCTCCTGTGCTCCAATGGCATCGATGCAGATTCGAGCTCCTTCGCCACCGGCCATATCTAATGTTGATTTACAAAAAAAATATACACGAATATCAGATGGCGCGCACAAGGTTCGGACGACTTCGATCGTCGACGACTCGTGCGAAACCAGTCGTTGAAAAGAAGAAAACTCGTAAAGTCAGGGCACGTAAAAACAAATCGCCTGCGGACAGGTGCAAAGAAGTGATAGATGCCTGTAAAAAATATTTTGATTTGGACATTCAGGGCGACAAGCTGGAGGATGAATACCAGTCCCTGTCGGATCAGCTCCGTCAGGTGATTTACACCGGTGATAACCTCAAGTCCGCCCGTCTCATTCAGAGAATGTCTGCGATTTCCAGGAAGATTGATCGTGTCACGAAAGATGCTCAAATGGCGAAAGAACAGTGCATCATTCAGGGTGGGAAGAATGAACAGCTGTGCGTTCTTCCGAAGGTGGTGACGCCGAAGTGGGTCGGAACCGCTCAGAAGCTCACCAACACGAACACGAAGACCCGGGTGAAAGTCAATTCGGTCAACACGAATGTATTGAGAAAAGTCGCGAAGAACGTTGGTGTGAACACGACAGTGAAGAAGAATCTCACCAAGGAAGAGTTGAAAAATAAATTGGAAAAGGTGAGAGACAGAAATATCAGGGCGAGTTTGAGCATGAACAACCTACAACAGATGGCGAGGCGTCTCAGGGTGAATGTCACGAAGAATGTTCCGAAGAACCGGAATCAACTCTTAGCGAGCATCACAAAGTCTGCGAATAAAAACGCCCTTCAGAGAGAGTTGAACCGGTTCGCGAGACTCCAAAAACTCGAGAAGAAGACGTCCAATCAAGCCGTGGCACTCGCAAATAGAAAACAAAAAGCGAATGAGATTGCGAGAAACAAAATGAAGCAAGACATGAAGACGACGATTGAACGCATGAAGAAGCATGGTGTCTTCGTGGGCATAGAAAACCTTGAAAAGCATCCCGAAAAAATGTCCTACTACAAGGATCGCATGAACAAAATCAATCAGACCGAAAAGAAAAGACAACAACAATTGAAAGCATACGCGAACCGGTACAAGAGAATGTCACCGACTGCAAAGGCACAAGAGAATCGAAAATACAAGGCGTGGAAAAACAGACAAAATAAAGCGTACGTGAAGGGTCAGGTGAGCGACATGATGGCTCGACTGGTTCGAGCCGGTGAGAGGAGAGAACAGAGGGAAAAGAATAAACAATACATCAAAGATGAGGTGAGTGGTATCATGAGGCGTCTCACGAAACCGAACAGAGTGAAGAAGCGATTACAATAAAGTTTCTAACCACATGTCGCGCGGTCTCTTATTCTTGAGTTCGGAATATTCCCTCTGTGCCTCCTGCGTCTGTTGCACGAGGGACGCGATGGCCTCCTCCGTGTACTGCCAAGTCTTGATGTCGAGGAGGTAATTGTAATTTCCATCCACCGGTGGAAAGTATTTAGAAATGTCACCCTCCAGTTCAGCCCTCTTCCTCTTGAAGACTTTGATGTGGTCGTTCACCACACACCACACGAACTGTGCCTTGTGACTGCACACAAGTGCCTTGGCTTGGAACTTTTCCAAAAGATATTTTTTCCTCTTTTCGAAATATTCCATTCGAATCTCAACATAGTCGGACAATATTTCATTTGGTGAATTATATTTTTTAATCCCAGTGGGGTGGAACAGGTGCATGTTGGATGTCTTGAAGGTCTCGGAGAGTTTGAAGTCTTTCACCGGATCACCTCCGGTGTACCCCACGATTTTGAAATGCACCCTCTCCGTGGTGGAGTTGTTGACATAGTTTGAAATAGTTTTCTCTTCCACGAGTTTGTCCAAATGTTCCTTGAAATCTTGGATCCACCTCCCCGGAGGCAGTTCGGTGACGCATCCATCCTCGTATTTTCCCCGCGCCACCCAAGTGTGTTCGTCCACCCTCTCCACGGTGCCCCCAAAATTTTTAAACCATGGGTGCATGTCCTTCACCGGAGTTCCCACCAACATTCTTTTTATATTTTCATTCACCACCTCTGGATTATAAGATGGAATGTTGGAAGAAAATCCAGTACCGATCCCCTTCGAGCCGTTGACCAAGACCATGCACGTGGTCGGCACGAAATATTCCGGTTCGACCCTCTTTCCGTCATCTTCCAGGTAGTTCAAGACTGCGTCATCTCTCGGGTCGAATATCTGTCTCGTCTCCGGAGACAATTTCGTGAAGATGTATCTCGGTTGGCTCGCGTCCTTACCACCCATGATGCGCGTGCCAAACTGTCCACACGGGACGAGGAGATTGATGTTGTTCGAACCTGTAAAATCCTGTGCCAACTTGACGATGGTCTCGGCGAGGCTCACCTCTCCGTGGTGATACGCAGTCTTCTCGCTGACGTAGGACGCGAGTTGCGCAACCTTCATCTCCCCAGTCAGGTTTCTCGCGAAGCACGCGTGGAGGACCTTTCTCTGGGACGGTTTGAACCCATCAGCCACGTGTGCGATGCTCCTCCTCAGATCGGCGATTGAAAAGTTTACCAAATCTCTGTGAACAAAGTCAGTGATTGAAATATTTTTTATTTTTCCATAATCGATCTCTTCTCCGGAGTCTTTTGTTTTTTCTTGAATTAATTTTTTTCTGTCATCAGCCAACTTTTTGTCGAACGCCAATTTCATGGACGTGTCCGCGTCTCCATCCATGTCGAACGCCACGGTCAACTTGTCGATGTCTGTGAAATACTCCCTCGCCTCGGCACTCGTGGAGGTTCCGAGACCCTTGTAGTACTTGACTTTGTGTTTGTCCGACCCGTGGGTTTCCCACCACTTTTTGAAGGTTGAGAGACTGTAAAAGTTTTTTCCGGATACTTTCACCACTGGAGTAATCATACTCACAACAAAATTTAATTCCAAGAGGGAGGGCCACATGGTGTGAATGAGGTTGAGGATCAAACCCTTGATGTGTGTGCCATCGTCGTCGGCGTCTGTCATGATCATGAGTCTCGAGTAGCGGAGTTCACTCAAACTCGTGTACACCTTTCCCTGTTGGAGACCCAAAATCTTTTTAATGTTTTGAAACTCGGCATTCCCGGAGAGTTGGTTCACACTCGCATCCCTCACATTGAGGACTTTTCCCCGGAGCGGAAAGACACCATAGTAATCTCTCCCGACCACACTCAAACCGGCGATCGCGAGGGATTTGGCCGAATCACCCTCCGTCAGTATGAGGGTACATTTGTGTGACTGTGCCGTGCCTGCTTTGTTGGCGTCGTCCAGTTTGGGGATCCCCGTGATTTTGGATTTCCTCGCCGACCCATCCGTCTTTGCCAGCAATTTCATCTCCTTGAAACGTGAGAGTGAGAGGAGTTCATCTTGGATTCCAGTCTTGAGAACATTTTTGAAGAAGGTCTTGGTGGGTGGTTCGAAGGTCGATCCGAACGTTACCGGTTTGGACGTGCACTCATTTTTTATTTGTGAAGAAAAGGTTGGATTCTCCAATGTGCTCTTCACAAATAGCATGAAAGTATTTTTCACTTGGGTGGGTGTCAACTTTATTTTGGATTTCATCTCATCGATCAGTCCCTGTGCGATCAGGTTGGCCACAGATTCCACGTGGGTTCCACCCTTGGAAGTGCAAATTCCGTTGACGAAACTGACGTGGTTGTATCCCTCACCGGAGGCGCCCACACAGACCGACCACCTCGGGGTTTCCACGAAACACGAGTTCTCGAGACCGTGCATCTTCGCGTACCCCTCCAAGTTCACCCTCGGGAGGACTTCTCCATTGAACTTGACTTTACACTTTGCAGACGTGCACACGTTGGCGTCCCACACCCTCTTGTGCACGAGTTTCAGGAAATCATTCTCGACGTGGGTCATACCAAACCTTTCCCAGTCCGGAGTGAAGGTCACGGACACGACGGGTGTCGAACCAGCGTATGACTTGATCGACGGTTTGCCACACACCTTCATGTTATCCGTCCACACCTGAGAATAAATATGTTTGTTCACTGGATCTTTTATTTTTATTTTGAATTCCTTGGAGTAGACGTTTGTGAGTTTGGCGCCGTACCCATTCCTCCCACCGACCACCCTCTTTTGAGAATCATCGTAATTTGTGGACGTGAGGAGGTGACCGAAGACGAGTTCCGGGCAGTACACACCCTCCTTCTCGTGGATCTCAACGGCGATCCCCCCCAAGGGTCCGTTGTTTTCCACACAAACCTCTCCGGTGGCGCTCACGGTGACGGCGATGGACGTGACATCCGTGGGATGTTCCGAATTCCTATCGATGGCGTTGACGAGGATTTCGTCGAATATTTTCAGGAGGGCGGGCGAGTACGTGACGATCTCCCTGACAAACCGGAGACCGTCCCCGTGGACCACCCAGATCTCCTCGGAGGTTTTGTCGACCCCACCCACGTAGGAATCAGGTCTCTTCAGGATGTGCTCGACGTGCGTGAGTTTCTGCACCTTCGAGCTCATGGCGCGTGGTGTAGTTGTATCGTGTGTTCAACAGGCTGAGCCACGATCTGAACTCCGCCTCCGTCCAACCGGACGGGTGTGGTGTTTGAAAGCGAACGGCACCCAACTCCCTCTGACGAATTCCGTGCGGATTGACTTTTATTTTCCGGTGGAAACATTCACTGCATAGTTTCACCCATCTCTTGCCTAATCTTTTATGATACCAAAACCTCGACAACGCAATGTGAAAATCTGCCCACGTATCCCTTATGTGTTTCCTATATATGATGTTTTCCAGGGGATGCACGTTAGTGTATCTCAGATTTATCGGCGTGTGACAGAAATGACATCTGTCCCAGAAAATCTTCATCCTCACAAACGATCGCTCGAAGACTTTAACTTAAAGATGGGAAAAATCGGGAGGGGTCGTCGCGCCCTGAGGCAGAAGCAGATTGGCGAGACGTACGACCATTTCCAGCGGGAGGTGTGTTCGGAGATGTCGCGGAGGCACGGAGGCGAACCGGCGATGAGGTTGCTCGAGGAACTCGAGATCTTCGAGAAGACCTACAACACGTGTTTGGTCGATTTCTCGGACTCCGCGCACAGGGGGATCCTCCTGGATCTGGCGTTGCGCAACAATTACCGCACGCTCGACATGTACGTGGGCGTGAAGGGTACCCTTCCACCGCGCGCCATGGTTCTCGACCACTACAAGTCGGAGAACAACCCGATCCACACGGAGCAACAGTATCAAGACGCGCTCGGGGCGATCGAGTTTACGAAGGATAAAATTTTTACGAAGAATAATGAGTGGTGTGCGATGTGCTTGAAAGATATCACCGGTTCACCCATAGGCTTCATAGTATACAGGCTCATGCGCTCGAGTGTTCCCGTGTGTCACATAGAATACCTGTGTGTGGACGCGGTGCAGAGGGGTGTGGGATTCGGTCGTGCCCTCGTGAGAAGGATTGAAATGTTTGTGAAATTTTTTGCACTCTATCGAGACGACGCCGTGATGACCGTGCGTCCGAACAGGGAGACTGTGACTTTTTGGAAAAATTTTGGTTTCGTGGAGGATGCATCTGGGTTGTTTGTAAAAACCCCGTAGTAATAAAGACACGACACGTATAAAATGTAAGAAATCAGCATGGAACACTTTGCCTCCATCCTCCGAGCGAAAAACTACGCACCGTCCACCATTCACTCGTACATCAAAGTCTTGAAGAAGAGTGACGTCAATCTCCGGGACAGGCGTAGCGTTCGTCGGGCACTCAACGATAACAATGTGAGTGATCAGCAGGGTGAACGTTTCCGTGCCTTCTTGGCGTACGACAAGTTCCTCCACAACAACAATCTCCCCGGAGGTCGTTCGAAGGTGCCGTCGACGATGACCCTCCGTGACGCGTGTCTTCGACAAACCACCCGCACCGATGTTTCGAAGGTGTATTGGCTCGTCCACGTGCGTGGATACAAACCGCTCACGGCTGTGACGTACGTGAACCTCTCGAAGAAACAACCCGGGGAGGATCGACACCGGAACGTTCACCGTGCCCGAATATCCCTCGAGGATTACCGCGACATTCCCATTGAAGACGCGCACATTCGCGATTACTATACCAGTCTCGACATGTAAAAAATATCAGCATACATCAGATGTACCAATACTTGCTTTTGACCTGTTTCGTCGCCTTATTGGTATCAGGAAATTATCGTCGTGGAAAGGTGAACACGTACAACGTCCTCATTCGCCAAAGCGCCCGCTACGCGACGGCCGCGCAACAGGACGCGTCGCCCCTCGTCGCTGTCTTGCACGCGAACTACGCCGCGGCCTATTTTTACGCTCTGAAGGATATCGCGAGCGAGGGGGAGATCCACAACGCCACCGGTGTGGACGTCAAGAAATTCCGAGAGCACATCACCGGTGTGCAAGATCAGGTGACGCGCAGGGTGAACGAGGCGTGTCCAGCGTTCGCCGGACAGGTCGATCTGTATCTCTCGACCATTGCGGGGGAAACGTAAATAAAGGTGTGACGCGAATGTAAATTACAAAATGATCCCTGTAGTGAGAGATGATGTTTGGCAATCATGTCTCAAACAGGCGTGTAAGGCACTTAAGAAGAGTGTACCGGATGAAAAGTGTGAGAAGTTTGCAGATGCCTCATGGAGACTTAAGAAGCGATACCAAAAATATTACTCGAGTAGAAAGACGATTGTAAAGAAATAAAATGTAGATGTATCATAGTTATGTTTCTCGATCAAGAAAATCTCCGACCGGTGATCGTAGCGATGGCCCTATACATCGCCATCAGCACCCTCGTCCCACCCCTCGTGAAAAAGCCCACCGGTGTGAAGGCCCTTGACGATTTGACGATGATGATTATCGCCCAGCGTAGTCAGATGATGAGTGGAACAATTCTCATTGGTTTGATTGTTCTCGCGACCAACTACATTGTCGAAGAAATTCTTGTGTAACGTTCTCACCGGAGACCATGTGTCGAGTGTGTGCACCGTCCATGTATTTCAACTTTTGTTCATAACAGTCCGTCATGTATTCCAAAAGGTGTTCGAAGGAGGGATTTCCCCATTCCATCCCCTTTTGAAATAGAAAGTCATCCGCTAAAACCACCCCCTTCGTGCACGGAATCATGTATGGTGTTTTAATGTATTCTGTGCTTCCACCGTAACCGGTGGTAATCACCGGTTTATCTCGGAGCGCGGCCTCCACCTGACCCATCCCCACACCCTCGGATTTAGAAAAGGACACGTACACGTCACCCATTGTGTGAATGTCTTCCATATCGCTCTCCGGTAACAACCCATTGATGACCTTGACGCGTGGAATGTTTGGTTGCCAATGTTTGAAGTGGGTGGCTTTTATCAGGAGACGTGAATCTTCCTTGTTCAGTCTGATGAATGCTTCGATGATCTTGTTCACCTGTTTCCTTCCGTCGAATACGTTTCCGATGTGGTAGAAGGTGTACGGTTTTGTAGTTTCCGGTATGTGTGCATGTATGATGAAGAACTCATTCTCAGGAAATTGTTTGGAAAGAATATTTTTACAGAAGACACTGGGGACTGCAATTTTGGTGAACTCTCTGAAGATGAGTCCGTAGTCCGGGTGCACGGTCTCCGTCTCACACACAGTCATGACTGTAATCCTGTCAGCGACTTTCTTGATTTTTTTACAAAACTCAGTGACACCAGGGAAGGGTATGAGGAAGGCAAAGATTTCATCACACTTTTCCGGTAACTCCTCCTTGACTTTGTTGAGTTCCACATACCGTGATCCAGGAAACAGTTTCATATATTTCATACAGTGTTGACCAATCCCTGACATGGGTGTTGGACCGATGAACAACATGTGTCTCGTCTCCAGAGACAATAATCTTTTCTTTTAATTATATATAATGGATGCTCTCAAGAAGGAAATTGAAATGGAGTCTTCCAAGAAGACTGTCGACTCGAGATTGTGTGACCTACTGTTAAAGGTTTTGGAGGAGGTGGAGAGACGTCCGGCTGAGAGTGCAACGCCGGTCACCCCCGCTCGTGGTCCTCGGGGTGAGCCAGGTCCGGCTGGTCCCCGTGGCGAGCCAGGTCCGGCTGGTCCGGCTGGTGTGTGTCAGTGTAAGTGTACCCAAGAGAAGAAGGCGTCGACGACGACGACGACTCGTAAGAAGAAGACGTCCGCCCCCGCTCCTTCTCCGGAGGCGTCTGCGTAAGCATCTCAGTCACGGTCTCGTATAAGATGGTCATCAGTGCGAATTGATACGAGAGGAATCCCACGAATGTATATCCGGGATTTAAACTGTATTCCTGAAAATTGTGGTTCCACCACGATTCAAAAATGGCAACCCCCACCGGTACGGCGATGTGTTTTTGAATCGAAACAGAATTTTCTATAGTGTCCACGTGTCCACACAGGAGGTTCAAGTACGTGAGGGAAGTTCCCACCCCAATGACCGTCGACACTCCCGAGAGGGTGTCTCCGGTGAGAGTGTTACACGTGACCAGGGCTGTACCGGCCAACAATGTATTTCTTCTCAGATTCTTTTTAAGTTTCACATAGGGGGTTGACTTGCAACACGTGATCATTTATGAATCCTGTGAAAAAAATAGTTGGATAATACATACAATGAACGTGAATTTGGAGGCTATGCTTCGTGCCCTTGGTCTTTTCCTGGGAGTGTATTTCACCACCGGGTGGAGTATCAAGTCGCCTCCGGTTTGGGACACGATGTTGATTATCTGTGCCGTGTCTGCGGGTCTGGCCGGTTCGTTTGCATCAGGGACTCGTTCTCCCAAGATGAACATCAAAAATAACATGCAGGCTGTCACCAATCGTTAAAAAAATATTGACTCCTAGTATATGTCGGCATTTGTAATATCATTCTTTGCATGTCTTCTCATAGCCGTAATTTTGATTGGCATTAAATACGCACCGTCAGGAGAAGACACCAACACCACTACCACCGGACCGAGTCCGAGTGTTGCTAACGGTGGTGGGGACGTTCTCACGATTACTGAGAATGGTGCCACGCGAACGGAAAAATATCGCATGCGTCGTCGTCGAGAAGGGTACATGATCATACCAAACGTTTTACAATGTTACGAAGATCCTAAACCAGACTGGTGTTCATCGATGAATTACAAATCTGAAAATGGATTAGCTTTTATCTACGATGAGGCTCTTGGTACAAGTCCACCACCATATGACGAGGAAGCCGACACTCCAACTCCAACTCAGTGTCCTGGTGGCGGGTACGATTGTACGTTTATCGAAAGGTATGATTCGGAGGGGACTCTTGTAAGTATCTCGAACAAGGATGGAGAAGAAATGCTCGAAAAAATGGCAGACGACGCCTGGGCAGGAAAATGGGCTGATTGGGATTATGCCAACGTGATTAAAAGGGATGTGGAATACAAGGGTGGCAAGATGTTTTTCACGAAAGATACAAGTGAAGGGTTGATATCGACAAAGACCGGTGACGAATTTACACTTAAACTTGCGTCCATGGTAGGCATTTCGAGCGTTTACTTCATCGCATTGTTGTTGTTTATGTATGAAGCCGGAGAATCGAAACCAGATTCAATCGTTTTAAATGTGAAAGGTGCTAAGGCGGGTTTCGACGACCTGCGTGCGAAAACACAACGCAGAGAGCCACCAGAGCAAGACACGTAGTTTACAACAGGATATCTAAATTTTTTATTGCTCCCCTCACCACCCGGGGTCTAACGACATCTCGTCTCATGTATGGGTGATTTATCAAGTAATTTCCGATACGATGAGTCATGAGCGTGCAATTCATGTACACGTGAAACGCGTCAGTCACCTGTGAGGGAGCAGGTGGTTCCTCCGGCGGTGGTGCCGTGACGTTATCCGGTGTTTCACTTGTCCGTGATTCTTCTGAATCGGAAGACACATCGAAGGTGCTTCTGCGCAAAGCACCCGGTGGGAGAATCTTTTTTTTCTTCAACCGGAGAAAGTATTTCTGTGCGTGACTCGCCACCTGTGTCGGCGTTCTCGACGTCACGAATTCTCTGGATATGGCTTTCCAGTTACCTTTTCCGAATCGTTCAAGTCCCCGGAGGAACTGTATGTGTTCCTCGTTCGACCACTTGCGACCAACCATTTGGATCGTGCGCGCGTGATCTGTGGGGGGTTAAAGATAAGATTCTAAATTTTAAAAACGCGCACATGCGACAAAGATACGCAATTTTGTGGATTTTACCGTATGCCGTCATATTGGCAATTCCGGAGTTAATTATGGACTTGGTCGCTACATCGAGGAATTTCGTAAATGTGGTGCATGGGGAGGCCACCCTGTTATACCACGATCTCGAAGGGGACGCGTCGTCAGACAGCGACTCGGACGAGACGGTGCCTTCCGATATCGACAGTCACGACACGGCTGACGACGCGAAAGAGGATTGATGCTGTACACCCACGACTGGCTCCTCGCATTTTGTCACGCGACGCGCAACCTGCCCCGCGATCTCCAGCAGAAGATCTTCGATCAGTTGTGCGAGGAGTACGTTCCCCCCACACCGGAGGCACCTCGAAAGAGACGATGAAAATGAAATGGTTTCTCATTATCTTGAATAACCTGTGTCGCGCACTCTCGTGCAACGACGACCAAGTGAACGTTCAGATCTTCACGTCGATCTCGAACCGACTTAAGAACTAAAACCGCTGTAACACTTAAGACCAAGCACGCTATGAATTTCCTCGATGAAATTTTCAATTATTTCGTTCCCCCGGTTCGCCCTCCGGAGACCCATCATATAAAGCCCTATTTTGACACTAAGATTATAAAGGCTAAAAATATAGACACCGGTGAGGACGTCTGGCTGGAGATGCCTATGAGTCAGGTCGACCTGCGTCGCCTCAAAGATACGCGCGTACATGGCGGAGACTCTCTTTGAACTTATGAACACTGTCGACAAGCACAGCGAGAACATGACTGACGCAGCCTACCGTGACATATGCGACCGAATGTTGAACGTGTGGAAGGTGCGTCCGGTCAAGATCGTACCCCCCTCGGGTGGACTCCACTACGGATCGCCCGATCAACCAACTTCTTCTTCACGTGCTTTGAACAAGAGCCTCGAGCTCGTGAACAAGAAGATTCAGGCTCTCATCGAGAGGGTGACAGACCCGAGCGTGACACCGGAGATTGAGCGTGACATCCGGGAAGAGATACGTGCGCTTCAGGAGAATCGGGAGTCTCTCATTTTCATGCTTGACGATAAGTGATCTTGCACCACCACTCGTTGAGACCGGCGAGTTCGAAGCCCACGTGGATGAAAGCTCCGGCGAGCAAGATAGAGGTGACTTCATCGGTCGCTTTCCTGAACATGTAATATAGAGCGTAGTTCATCAGCGCGATAACGACGGCTTCCGTGGCGATCGTCGCGGGGGGTCTCATGATATCTATGTGTGAGATATTTTTTAAATTCAAATTCAAAATTCAAACGACACTTACGTGAAATGACTAGTCGTGACCCAACCGGAGATTCGATCGCGATCCGCACTCTGAGACGCGCGCGATGAACGTTCTGTCCGTGAACGACGTGAGACTGAAGACGACTGGTGAGTTGCTTATGGCGACGGCGGATACTTTCTTCGACATCAAGGAGAGTATTCCGGAGAGTCACTACGTCTCGAGCATGAACGCGCTGTGTGAGCTCGAGAAACGTTTCAAACAGGTGGACAAGGATCTGCGACTTATGTGGTACACAAACAACCACCCGGTGAACGTCGAAGACATAAACGTGGAGGAGGGAGATGAGGCGTCTTCTATTGCCGTGGTTGAAGCTGGGAACATGACTCAGGAGCAGGCGAGGGAGCGTCTAGTCCTAGATCTTATCTCAGTCAGTCGCTGGCGCCTTTGGTCAGAGGTCACGATCAAAAGCATGAAGCCAGTGAAGAGATTCACGGCAAAATTCAGAATGCTGGCATACAAGATGATATCTTCCCAGGAGAACATCGACATATCGTCGGTGACGACGTACGAGAGCCTCCGGCGACAGAGTTCCCGCCTTCAGGACGTTGACGAAAAGACGTTCATATCTAACTTCAAAACGGCCTATAATATAGCCCTCGAACACAAAAAACGAAATCTAGAACAGTTGATACACAATTTCACTGTGAAGGAAGAAGCCTTAAAGTCACTGCTCGCTATGTAATGAAGAAAAATATCATGCAATTATCCTATGTTGCGTGGGACACGGAGACGTCCGGTAAGTGTAAGCTCTATTCCAAGCCGACGAGAGACACCCTGTGGGCTTGGGATTCGTGTCGCATCGTGTCTATCGCCGCCATCCGGTACAGGAACGGGAAGGAGGATGGTCATTTCTATGAGGTGATATACCCGGAAGACTTCACGGTAGGTGCGACGCATGTGCATGGTATCTCTCACGACTATGCCCTCCAGCATGGAAAAAAGTTCAGGAAGGTTTTCGAAGAGTTCAAAGACTTTGTGGGAGATGATTTGATGGTTGCCCACAATAGTACATTTGATGAGAACACGTTGCACCAAGAACTCATCAGGCAAAATCTGGACACGAGTTTCATGGCAACGCACGAGTTTGTGTGCACATACTATTTGTATCAACGTGACCGGTGTGCAAAGGGTGGAAAGTTGATTAAGGTCTACGAGGAGATATTTGGTGAGGAGTTTGACAACGCCCACAACGCCCTCGCGGATGCCCGTGCATGTGGTCGCATCTACCCGACCCTCTTGGGACGCCTCCGGGTACCCGGAAAAATCCCTGCACAGAAGATCGTCATCAACGCGAGTGACGTGGCGACTGCTATTTTGTGTGGACTTGGTGACCCCCACGAGTTGATTCGAAAGTTGTGGAACAAGCACCTCCCCGGAACGTGTCCGGAGAAGACTGAGAAACAAGTGTTTGATTTGGCGACTGTGACTAAACCGGAGGTTCGTCGGGTGTTGACTTTGGTACAGACGTCGAATGCTACAATTCAAGAAAAGATGCAGTTGGTCACAGAGACTATGGAGCTTCATTCTGTGAATGAGTCAAAGGCAAAATCATATGCAACTCGAGTGGTGACTATGACCCACGCACGTCACCGGTGTGATCCTGTAAAGGCTGCGTACTACCGCTATCCGGTGTGCACCCTCTTGGGTACCAAGTATGAGATCTTGGGTTCACCTGGACAAGTGATAAATGGTCACTTGAATGTCATCAAGAACCGGACGAAGAAACTTTTTTATTCCCCGAGGGAGTATGAGGAGATTCAGTGTCATGTATATATGAACATGATGGGTGTTGACTCGTGTAAGTTGGTTGAGAGGTTCAACGGAGAGGAGAGATATGACACCATTCAGAGATGTCCGGAGAGATGGAACTTTATTTTGACCCGATTGGAACACTTTGCCGAGTATTTCCAGCACGAGGTTTCTTCTACTCTTTCGTCTTAAAAGTACTGTCCGATGTAATACCATGTTCAAACTGTTACGCCGGTTCCCCGTCGTCGTTTTTTATGTCTTTTCCCTGGCGAGCTACTTTGTCAGTAAGTGGGTGTACCTCACAAACGACTGCCTCTCTGTGTGGAAATGGGGAAACTTTGTGTGTGAGGTGAGCGACACGCACATGCGCACGGTGAAGACGCATTTGATGTCTAAGACGTTGGGGGCTTTGGCGACGGTGATGAGTTTCCTGTCTTCCGGTGCCGCCCACTTGGTCACGAATCCAGGTTAAAGTAGATATTTTTTAAAAAAGTAAATCACTTACGTGGAAATTCAAAAAAAATCTAAATTTGAAAACAAGATCTGCACAAGTCCGCACGATGGAAACCGTCCTGCAAGCGATCGACAACCTGCGCGCCGAAGTCCTGGCTACCCGGGAGGGTCTCCAAGAGCTCCGTGACAGCCTCAAGAGCCGTAAGCGCAAAGCGCCGTCTCCGGAGGAAGTCCGGTGTACCGGTGTGACTGCGAAGGGCACTCCCTGCACCAACCGTCGCCTCCCCGGAGACGATCGTTGCAAGATGCACTGTCGCGACCGTCAGCTGACGAAGAAGACGGTGACGGAGAGCGAGAAGCAAGTGTCTACAGCTGTTTTGTGCCACACGCACTCCGCCGGTTCGACCACCCGTGACTGCCCGCAATGTGAGTCTGCTGGGAACGTCTTAGATCCAGATCTTGTTGACTGTGACTTTTTGGATGATGACGGTGATTTGGATGCTCGTCTCCAGGCAATGATCAACGAGGCGACGTCTACAGATTTCTGAGTAAGAAATGATACACGAGCACGCACGCATTACCGGTCATCGCAACGCTACGCACAACCTTCTCCAACTTTTCACTTTTCAGTAGCATACCTGAACTGTAGAAATTTGTAATGCAGAAAGAAGGCACCTACCTAAACCCTAACACCCCCTCACTTCGCGACGCACGATCCATGCTCACGTGCCAGTGCGTCCGGAACCAAGTCGCGTGGAGCGTGGCGAAAAGGGGTGAGGAAACGTTCACGCACGTCGAAGACTCGTCTTCCGTGAAGCAAGCGCGTTGCACGGAGTGCGGGGACGCGATAAAGAAGGGCACGCGACGGATCGCCCTTCCCCGGAAAACTCAGGATCTGGGGCGACCGATCAAGCTCCCCCCCTACATCAACAAGTGGTATCACGACGAATGTTTTTGGAAATGTCACAGAGTAGGAAAGTATAGAAAACCTTTTTATGTTACAACTAGTTCATTCTAGACCTCCGAGGAGTTTAACCGGTGAGGGTGTGAGAGGGGGGAGATCGACTATGTCTGGTAGAGAAGGGCACTCGAAAGAGATGTCCAAGTGGTATTCATCGTCTGAATCATCGATTATGATGACATCTTTGTCTTCTGAGTTATCGATGACGATGGGGTCGTCTCTTTCTCCGGTTTGCTGTTGCTCCGATTTCCTGGCACCTGGTGGGAAGAAGATCCTCAGGTGTGCGTGCTCTTCTGGTATGTATTTCATCACAGGCCTGGTAAGGCAGATGCCCGGGGCTGGTAATCCGGGAAAGTAGCTTCTTGGTTTTCGTCGTCCCATGTCTTGTCTGCTCTGCGTCACGTTGTGGCGTCACGACCTTCGACCCTGACCCCGACCCAGTTTTAATGGATAAAATATACAAATTTGTGTAGTTAGTAGGTTATATACAAATTTGTCTATTTTTTGGCTCCAAACAGGGGGTCATGTCAGATCGTGACGCCACAACTTGACGCGACGAGATCGCTCCGTAACACTTCCTTCTAAATAATGAACTCTGAACTCAACGTCGTCAAACCCACCTCTGGTTTGTGCCATGCAGTGAAATTCGTTGAAGATGCAACTAGTATGAGGGCTGTCGTCCCAAGGTCCACCGATTACGAAGAGTGTTGTTGGGATGAAGGATATATGCACGTTGAGTTTGTTTCAACCGATGGAAGTCGACTCGATCAAAAGACACGCGTGTCAGTCAGGGAGACACTAAAAAAACAAGGATACCGGGTTTGTTTTAAGGATGAAGACGACGAAGAGGTCACCGACGACGACACGTATGTTCCTGACAAACTCTCTATCGAGTTCGAAGTCTTGAGAGTCTTCCATGAACTCCAAGACTTCATAAAGGCGAGATTACAGGCTTTTAAGTAACAGTCTCTCCATATTTAATACAATAAACTCTCTTATAGTCCTAAACCCTAACACAGCCACCAACTACCCCCCTCAGTCTGATTTTGCCTAGCTT